TTTACAAGCTCATTAATAGGTATAGTTTTAACTTCACCAACATAGTATATATCATCAAAATATGGAGACTCAGTATAAGAATAAACTAAGTCTGCTGGATCAACATAATCTACAGTAACACCTTCTGATGTTGTAAAATTACTTTTAACAGCAGCTATACCTAAAACTGTTAGATCGTAGTATAATTGTCTTTTTATTAACTCGTAGTTATTACCATCTAGTAAAACATTGATAGCTTGCTCTTCTGCTATTTCTACTGCTTGCTTGTAAGTTAGCTGCATGTGCAACTCTAGCTCTTCTTGCGTTTCAGGAAGTTTATCAGGATCGTTTTGATATAGATTTATACCAAACTCTTGAGCAGCAAAATCATTCATTTCTTTAGTAGCCATATCTCCAAGTACACTTTCCATGTACTCAGTTCTTTTTGCTACGCCNTAAGGATCTTGTGAATATGCTTTTATNTCAAAAGCTCTGTCTGCAATACCGTTAACAACTATGTCTACAAACTTAGGTATTATTGGAACAGGGCTCCANTCTAAGTTTAAGTAGCTTAAGTCACCGTTTATAGATAACTCATCTTTATATTTTTGTATAGACTGTTCGCCTCTAGCGTACAACCTTAAATTATGAAAATTATTAAAGTTTGCGTCATATCTAGTGTGACTTCTATTGTCGTAAAACCACTCTGTCTCTATTGCTTTAGCAACCTTTAATCCGTAGTCGTAACTTAGCTTTTCAGCATCACTAACTACTTGACTTGGAAAATAACTTTTTATAACAGACTCTGCCATATTTTATTTTATTATTGTAGATGTATATCCTTTATTATCGTATGTTGATACGTTTACATTTAACTTTGGTTTTACTCTTGTAGGTGTTGGTGTGTAAAGGTGTCTGTTGCAAGCCATTATAGCTAAACCTGAGCTTATAGTTGCATCAAACTTAGTTCTTTTATTAATATCAAATCTAGACCAATCATTTAGCGTCTCATTAAAATATATATTTCCATAAACACCATCGCCTCTATGACCTACATGTCCTTGTATGTACATCTCGATTGCAGCAGCGTGAGCTTGCTTTATGTCTTCACTAGAGTTTGGTATACCACCTATTTCTTTTTCAGCAACAGAAAGCTTGTTCCAAGTTTTGTCTGGTCTGTTCATACTAAAGCCTCTATATCCTCTTCGCTTTAAATAGTATAGTAATCTTGGCTTATTGTTTTCTGCTAGTATTGGCATGCCGTAAAAAACTAATGACATTAAAACATCTTCAAAAAATATCTCTGCAGTTTGTGGTCTAGCTATATATTCTAAAAACATATGGTTTGGCGGAGCGTCTTCCATTGAAAACTTTGTTAATCCATGTAGTGATCCTTTAGAACCTTTGCCACCAACAGTACCACTAATGTCNTANCTGTCACAACCAAAAGCTCCAACGTGTTCGTTACCAGGATGTTTAACTCCATTTTTTACTATTATTTTATTTTGCAAATGACTTGGCGGCACCCAGCTTATTTTAAATCTACCTTTTGCGTTAGGGTAAAATATAACGCTACTGTCTTTAACACCGTCTAACCATTGAAAATTACCGGTTGTAATAGCATTGTCATTACCGATACCTTCATTGTAATCTATTTGCTCGTATATCTTAACTAAATTAAATATACTATTTTTAGCTTCATCTCTAAAAGCGTGCTCTTCTGTTCTTGGAAACTGGCGGTAAAATTCATTTAAACCATCTTGGTCTCCTTTTAAGCCATCAGCTTCGTTATTCCAATGATCAATTATACCATAGTCAATTAATTCACCGTCGGGTCCGTATACATCATGATCTGGGTTATTAAATACAGGTTGTCCGTATTCGTCAATAAATCCTTCATAGTTCCATTCCATTGGGATAAACAAAGAATATAAACCAGACTTTGTTTGTCCATTGCGGTTTCTAGAAGTGACATCTGAATCATTGTACAGCTTTTTAAAATTATCTCCACCTTTATCAAGAGCGTTACTCGTTGATCCCATCATACACTTACCAACTATACGAGCACCTAGCCTTAAACAAGTTTTAGTTACTCGCCAGTTGTTTAGAATATTATCAGGTCTCTCCCACTTACCGCTTTCATCATGCACTAACAAGCTGAGCTTTTCACCATCATAACTGTTGTCTCCAGTGTTTTTCCAGTCAATAGTAGTATCAAGTCCAACCAGCTCTTCCTGCTTTTCGTTCGTAGTAATTTTTCTACGCGTAAACTTACTTGCAGGAACCCTATAAGCAAGTTCACTTTTAGGTCTGTCCATACCGTCTTGTATCGGTTTAAAGAAAAACGGATAGTTGACAGATATTGGTACAACTTTATCGGTAAACATTTTTTTAGCATCACCACCACTTTTAGATAGTATTCCATATCTAGAGTCACTCGATATAGTAGCTAAGTTAACGGTTTCAGCTGAAGACATAAAAGAAAAACCACTACGTCTGTTTTTTAAATAACACATGCCGTAGCAGCGTTTGTCTGCTTTACACGCTTCCCAAAATATAAAGAACAATCTGTTAGCTTCTCTAAAGTCAGGAGCACCAACATCTATTTTACTCCATTGAAGATACATATAGTGGCTGCCAGTTATGTATGTAGGCTCATTGTTATTCATGAACCAAAAACCTTCGTCACGACGTTTAAACTCTTCGTCTATATAGTCGTACCACTGCTCTTTAGACTCTTCTGGATGCGCTCTCCAATCAAATATGTTTTTTAATCTACCTAACTCTTTAGGATACTTTAGTCTTTGCCATTTTCTTTTAGCTGACAAATACACTGATTTCGGTTCAGACGGCAGCCCAATTCGCAAACCTTGAATCTCCACCACTTGTCCAATTTTTCCAGTTTTTGATATAACGACAATATCATGTTCTTTATTGTATCCATACTCCCATTTTTTAGATTTGTTAAGCCGACTAATAGTAGTCTTTTTAACAGGTTCAACAATTTTATATAGTGTTTGCTCGCTTATCATTTAGATCTTCCTTCAGCAAATCCTTTAAATACTTTTTCTTTTTTATCTTCAGGCTCTTTACCTTCTAATATATTCTCTTCTTCTTGTACACGGTTAAGTATTTCAAAAGCATCAAATATAGCTAGCTTTTTTGTAGCCGCTGCGTTTTTTAATCTATCAGCAGAAACATCTTCTTCAGTATTAGTTATAATTTGCTCTTCTGCAACTTTAATTAATTCATCAACAGCTTTACGCCCAGCTAGGATTATACGCCTCTTCGTCTCCTTGATACTCATATTTAATTGTAATAAATTTATTTAAAACGCGGTATAGCTTAGTATTATCTATTATAAACTCGTATGTTGAAAAAGGTGTAAAACCAACTAGCTCGCCAATATCATTTACACCGTCAGTATACTTGACAATACCTACGCACTGCTCTTCGACTTCTTCAGCAAGATTATTTCTTTGCTTTATAGGTTGAACAAAACAGTAGCCATTACAAGCTTTCCAATTGTCTTTTGACTTGTAAAGAAATATTTGATCTTGACTAACTATATAAGTGTCTTCATCAAAAAAAGCTTTACTGTTTTTTTCATTACCGTACGTATCATGCCATCTTCTGAAGACGTTATGATGTACAATGACGGTATCACCAACTCTTATATTTGTATCAAAAGCTGTAGGCGTAGCTTTAACCACGGCTTGCCTATTGACAAACTCATGGTTAAATATTTCAGAATTTAATATTAAATCTGAATCGCCAACTTTTTTCACGTTGTTGTATCTATTACCTAAAGGCTCTATTACAAAACTATGTGTAGCTTTCACTAATACTCTAAGTTGTATTCAACTGAAACAGCCATATTCTTATTAAAGTCTTTCCAAGGTAATACATCTTTGTTTTTTCTAATATAAACAGAAAACTTATCTTTTTCTTCTATAATATCACAAATAGTATGACCACCGTAAACTTCTTGCCCAACAGCATAGTGCATAGCTTCGTTCTTATAGTCTTTACCTATACTAATCTTTCTTATCAGCTTTGCCATCTGTGTAGTCTATTTCTCCAGTTTGAATATTAATATTTACAGTACCATATTCTTTTTCAAACTCTGATTGAAGTACAGTTAATTGATCTTGAACAGTTTGTATGTTGTGCAGCAATGTATGCTTTTTTGTTTCCATCATACCAAGCTCTAGTTGTGCTCTGTTAAGAGTATTAACTATTGATTGAACTTTTTTTAACTGTTCATCTGTAATTTTTTCTGCCTTAGGTTTAAGGTCTACAATTTTCTCTGCTTTTGCAGTCTTTCTTTTCGCCATGATTTAATTTAATTTAAGTTAATTGTTAATTGTTGATTTATCTTTCAAATGAAAGATTTAATATCATTGGTGCTTGAACGTAGACGTCTTTGTTGTTAACTGTCGCGTTTTGCAAACCAGTTCCAGTAAGCGTCACTACTGTTGCACTATCTACGCTTTTTACTGTTCCCAACAACCTGTCGTCTTCATCAANNAAAACATCTCCTGCTCCAAAGTTTGTTAAAGCTGAAGTTGTTTTTACAGTTAAAGTTTGAGTGCCTACAGCTTGTATACCATCGCACTGCACTGTACTAGCAAAACTAGGATCACCATCAGCACTTAATATTCCAACATATATTCTACTAAAACCTTTAAGAGTTCCAGTATTAGGCTCTCCTTGAAGAACTAAATTTGGATGTCTCACTGATTTGAAAGAAGTAGCATGTTCGTTCAAGCGTTGAACAGTTATTGTATCAAGCTCAGTTACTATATCTCCATCTACTTCTTCTGTGCCTAAAAAGCCAATAATATTATTTTTAAATTGAGTACCATTAGCTGTTGCGTTAACAGTTCCTAAAGATCCTGGTGCAACTCCGTCAATGTCTTTTGCAAAAAGCACTATAGTAGCGTGTGATTGTTTTATGCCGTCTGTTGATTTTGTTGTCATAGATCCAGCTAACAAACGATTTCCTCCGTTTGGAATGTCAAATGCAAACCAATCAGCTAATACATCACCATCTCCAAAAGCGGCTGTTTGCAATGAAGGTAAAATTGTTGGCCTAACTTNTAAGTTAAAAAATTTGTTCATTTTATTTTGTTTTTTCGTTTTTATTTGAACTTCCACCAAAGAAGAAGTCTATTATTGTATTTACTTTAGCACTCATAGCNCCAAATATTGTTGATATAAAGCTAATTTCAAATTCACCTAGCTCTAAGCTTTTAGTAACAAAGTAATTAAACATTACAAATGTAATTCCAAAGTATGCTACTGTAAATAACGTTGCCAAAACCTTTTGGATAATAGCGTCGTCTTTGTACATTTCACGCGCAGACTTTCTGTCTTCAACCTCTTTAGCGAAAGCTTCACGCTCTGCTTCTAACATTACAGATTTAATAGCCAACTTAGCTTCGTCACGCTCTTTGTCTGTAGTTATTACCTTGTCTAAAATTCCTTCTGCATTATCTAGTACTTTACCAAATAATCCTCCTAAAACATTTTGTATCATATAGCTGTTTCTTCTCCGTTGTTAGCATCATCTTCCCATGGAAAGCCAGTATCTCCAGCTTCTTTCCATTGTCCGTCGACTCTAATCATATCTTTGCCGTCTATAGTTTCTCTTTCAAACTTATCGCCATTGTACATGATGTAATCATCTGTATAAGATAACTTACCTACTTTCATGTCTGTAGCGTGACGCATTTCGTGATTTATTACTTGTCTTTCTTCAAAGCTGCCAGGAATTAGTTGATCACTTATAAATATTGATCCGTCCATGTTAGCTTCACCCATAACTCCTGGGTCTAGACTTTTTCTAATAACAGGTGTTCCAGGTACAGATGCATCAGCATCTCCAGATTCTTTGCCGAACCTCATTTTAGTTCTTATCTCTCCTTGCGAAGCAATTGGCGTTTTACCTTTACCTAGTTTAAATCCCATTATCTATCTGTATCTTTTATCATATCGTCAATAGCCTTATTAAAGACTTTGTCAGTATATGTTTCATTATTGTAGAATACGCTTCTCTCTGACGTTGGCATATCTTCTTCGCCTAACAATATCCTGTATATTCTACTTATCAATTGACTGCATTTAAACGACGTTTTAAACACTGAGTATTTAATAGTCGTTCTATTCCTGTGTCTCCACACTTCAATCCAGCCTAGCTTTCTTAACTTGTCCCACCGAGTTTTATCCCAGCTCATGGTGTAAGTACCATCAATAAATTCTTGTCTTGTAAACCGTTTTTGACAATCTAAAAATATTAGAAGTTCAAGATCGGCATCTGTTAACCCGTAAGTCTTACAGGCCCACTTTCTTGTGAGCCTGTAGTACTTAAGGATTTTTAATTCACGTAAATCGTGACTAGTTAATCTCATTTATTATGCATCAAGCGTAATAGTACAAGATAAAATGTTTGGATGTAAAAATATAGAGTTTACATCATCACAAACAACTAAAAGTCCGTCATCAGTGTTTCTTTGACCGTTGATCGCTCTTGCAATTTCAGACATAACAGCTTTTTCAGTGTCAGCAGTAATAGTTAGCGTGATCAAATCAATATTGTCTTCTTCAAGTGTAGTGTCCATTGCAGAACCTTCAAATTTCAAAAGTAATGCACCGTCACCAGCACAAGTCATACCAAGTAATCTTGATGCTGGATAGCAAGCTGCGTCATCGCCGTCAGAGATAAACATTAAAAATTTTTCCATTTTTTTGTTTTTAATAATTAATAATTTGTTTTAAGTTCTAAGTTTTAAGTTTATGGATTATGGTTTAGGTTTAATCTGTTATGCTATTAACTGTAAGTTATATGAGCTTTATCAGCAACTACAGACACAGCATAATAAGTTGTTCCATCAGTAAATAGCTCTACTTGATCACCTTTCTCAGCACCACTAATAAATGTAATTACATCACATCCTGTGCTCTGATTACCAACAGCTCCATCTTCCATATCTAAACCTAAAGCAATAATGTTATTACCATCACCAGTAGTGGCTGATATAGTTACAGCGTTAGCAGCAGCTGTACCAATGATAAACTTGCAGTTCCACCCTTCTTGAGCGTCAGCAGCAGCTGGTAATGCAATGTCATACGCACTAGCTTGATTAATCAAAAACACATTACCTGAGTCACTAGGTAGAAGTGTTTTAGCAGCAGAGATACCTACTACGTTCTTTCTTGTGTTAAAAAATACTCTTCCCATTTTTTTTGTTTTTAAAATTAATTAGTAATAGCT